GCGCCTGAAGTTAATACTACAGTGCTGTCTACAGAAAACTCAGTCCCTGAGAGACCTAATCCTGTTCCTGCTGTGTATGTAGTATCTGTAAATACTGCACCTGAAGGTACGTTTGTTAATACTTGAGAGTCATCAACCTTACCACCTAGAGCAGTGCCTAGACCTGTAACGCTAGACTGAGGTATTGCACCTACAGAGATAACGCCTGAAGTCTCAGTGATAGTTGAACCGTCAGCAGCCATACCTACAAACTTCCACGATGTAGAAGCTGTTTCGTATACCTTGATTACGCCGCTGTGGTTTACGACTTGACCGTTAAATGGAGAAGACGGCAGAGTTCCTGTAGTTTGAATACCGAAGTTCTGAATCTCATTCCCGTTAAGGTCAATGTCAATCAAAAATTTAGAAGCCATTTGTTTTGTTATTTATTATTAGTTAAGATAAGCTTTGCCCTTGAAGGCGTTGTTAAAAGTCAAGGTCATCGACCTATCGTCTATATAAGACACGTCACCTATAACGAAGTTACCTACAGAGTCTATTACAGACACGGAAGGGAAAGCTCCTAAGTTGTGTGTTATGCTCCATACGTTAGTGCTTACAGTTTGGTTGAAAGTAAATGTTCTATCTTCCCATACTAGACCGCCTAGCGTCTTAGACAGCACCTGACCAACCTGACCCGTGCTACCATTATTGTCCATTACATCACCTGTAAATTCTACAGCGGTAGTGGATATACCTATAGGTAGTGTATTACCCGCACCGTCCTCTAGGGTCTTCTCTACTGCGTTAACCGCTTGCTCGTCAGAAGTCTTTATTAAACCTCTGTACGTATCCTTGGGTTGTTTTCCGTGTAATGTGGCCATTTATATTATATCGTTATTCCAATTAGTATCTATAGTTTCCCAATTCTGCGCCCATATATCCCAAGTGATTGGCGGGTGTACAGTTATGTCCGTACAGGTATAGTAGTTCCTGTTCTCTATGTAGTCAATTAAACCACCGAAAGTATTCACACAACCTTTTGAGTATCCCCAACTATTGGTATTAAGGTAGTCAGTGTTAGACGCGTAGTTGTTGTTTGTTTCTGTGCTATATCCTACCTTCTTGCCTAGCAAATACATTACCCGAACAGACGCGTAGTCAGCGCATTTTCGTTATCCAATACCATAGAGGATATCCAACTCGTTGCTGACAGCTTAACGTCCACAAAGGACTTGTCAGTTATTCCTGTTCCACTAGTAGCAGAGTAATCCATTGTTAGCCCGTCCATATACCCACTAACAGTCACAGTGCCGTTGTTGTGTAACATTAGACAAACTATATCTTGTCTACGGCTCATATAATCCAACTTATTCACCTTGTTGTCCAAGCGTGGTAGTTTGATATTGATTTCTGTATTAACTACACCTAAGCCACCGCTAGTGGTCTTAGACTCAGAGAATACTGTAGAGCCGTCTTTTTTGTTGTGTTCAAATCTAACGGAGTCAGTTAAGTCCAAAGAAGCTAGCGTAGTTTCGTCATTGGTATCGAAGACGAGCGTGAGGTCACATTGAAGACCAAGCACTACAGCTTTGATACCACCAACGTCCATTGCTTGACAGTTGATGTCTATGTCGCTAAAAGCTACTGAGCAGTTAAAAGCCATATTAGATATTGTGATTAGTTAGAAAAAAGGGCGGGGTTACCCCCACCCCCTTAAGTTTAATTCTAAGTAAGATATTATCCTACTGTAGCAGTCCAAGCAGCAGCGTCAAGTGCAAAAGCCAAAGAGCTTTCCTCACCTGTCAAAGTCAATTGGTAACGGTTCTTGTCAGTACGTGAAGCACCTGAAGTTCCGTCAACAGTTCCTGCGTACAATCCGTACTCGAAACCTACCAAGTGGTGAGTACCCGCAGCAGTCTCGATAAGAGCTACTAATTCAGCACCACCAACAGCCATTTGCTCCAAAGAGTTACGCTTAGCGTCGCTCATTACAGGGAACTCAATAGCGATAGTTGGAATAGTTGAAACAGAGCCGTCTCCGTTTACAGTTTTAACATCGTTAAATACAGAGAAACCATCTTTGTTATTGAAACTTAACTCAACAACATCACCGTCAGCCAACAAGTTAGCAGTAGTAGGTGTGATAGCAACGTCTCCGTAGTTTACGCTACCCTTGTCAGTATCAACTACAACAAGAGCGTCTAGGTCACCTTTCTCACCAACTAATACGCGGGTCAATCCACCAACGGGAAGGTCAGTACAAGAGAAAGAAATACCTGAAAGATTTACATTACAAGCCATTTTTTTATGTCTTTAGGTTAGTTTAGGAGAGAGCCTAAGCTCTCCCCCTCACTGTTAATTAATTTGATTAAGCGCGGTCTTTACCGTAAACGATTTCCTCAGACTTCAAGTAAGAGAAACCGATTTTGAACTGACCCCATACTTTGTCAGAAGACAATTCAGCTTCGTACTTCATATCGATAGCTTTAACGTCGTTGTAGTCGTCAGTAAGCATTACGATGTTGTCAGGAGCAGAAACGAGAACCTCGTTAGCAGCCATTGACGGGAAGTGGATAATCTCCATACCTAAGTATTGTGGGATAGCTCCTTCGATGATACCTTGTGGTGTAGTCGTGAACTTGTCAGCGATAGCCAATTGGTAGCTTTGGTAAGCAGCAGTACCCATAAAGAATGCAGGACGGTAAGCACGGTCAGCATCTCCGAAGATAGCAGATAACATAGTTTCGCTCATTGCTTCGTAAGAAGCCTCAAGAACACCTAAGATGTTAGCCTTAGCGATAGTCGCAACGTTAGTGTCTAAAGCGATGATGTTACCATCAGCGTTCAACTCAGTAACTAATTTGCTAGCAGCCAACTCAAGAGCTTTCTGAGCAGATAATTTAGCGAAGTAATCGAAAACCCAATCCTTGAACTCAGCGTCCATAGTCTCAGCATTGTGCTGACCTTTCTTAAGCATCAAACCACGGTAAGAAGACTCAAGAGCATCTTTACAGTTTAGGAATGACCACTTGTAAGTGTCAACGCTCATTTCTTTCTCACCGATAGTCGCAGTTGACTGAGGGTCCCAAGCACAGATATCTGTACCGAAAGTTAAAGCAGCATCAAAAATAGGAACATTTACTTTGTTCTTTACACCGTCAACCAAACGGAAGCGGTTTAATACACCTGCACTCTTTACCATAGTATCGATAAAAGTATCAGGACGTCTGTCGCCGTAAGGCAAGTTTGAAATAGATAAACTCATTTTGTTTTTGTTTAGAGTATTATTATTGTTAATTGATTAATTGAAACGAGCAAAGAAGTCGTTAACTAAGTTAACCTTCTCAGGAGTGATTCCGTTGAACTCAAGAACGGTGTTTGGCTCTTCTACAACTTCTTCTTCATTTTGAAGTGCTGCAAATTCCTCCTCAACCTTTTCTTCGTTAACTTCTTCTTCCGCAGAAAACTCTTCCTCTACTGTTTCTTCTACAACTGTCTCGTCAACGACTGACAGCTCTTCTTCTACAACCTCAGCAACTTCTTCTTGAACTTCTTCAGCAACAACCTCAGGAGCAGCCTCAACAGCTACCTCTTCAATTGCTTCCTCAACGTTCAACTCGATAGAAACCTCTTCTGTAGTCTCGACAACCTCCTCTACAGGAGCGTTGAAGTTCTCTAGTTGAGCAGCAAACTCAGCGTTCTGAGCCTCTAAAGCCTCAATACGCGTAATCATTTTGCCCAACTCCATACCAAATGAAAATTCGTTCATTTCTTGTTTCGTATTAGTTAGTTCTATATTCGCTTCAATTTCAATAGAGAAGCCATTTACCTCTCCGTCCTTGATAGCGTTGAATAATTCATCAGACTCAATCTTAGTCTTAACGAATACTGTTCCGTCAGGAAGGTCGTAACCATAGTCCTTAGACTTATCGTTATCAGACTCTTTCTTCCAAACTTCTAGCATAGTCACATCGTGCGTGTCGTACGAGTGGTGTATGCCGAATGAGTTCCAAAGTCCGTCTTTACTGTACTTGTACATAATCTCGCTGATTATCTCTTCAGTAAATTGAACATTGTAATAACCTTTCTCAGCAGAATAGCGTAAGATTGGTTTGTTAGGAATCATAATAGGGCCTACTACTTCTTTCTTCTCAGAGTTAGCAAACTCCAACTTAGGAGCGTCTTGCTTACTGAAGTATAGGAAGTTCTCTTCGATAGCAGGCTTATCTACTAATGATATTTTATACATACCCTCAACAAAGTCGTCTAGGGTAATGTTGAATAATGGTAGTTCGTTCATAGTTTCAAATTCTTGTGCGCTCATTGAGTTGCGTAGAGACTCGGCTTTCTTAATAGCCCAATTAACTCCTGAAGTTCCACCCCAACCTAACCAAGCAACATATCCTCTATCCTTCCAAGGAGTAGACTTATACTTAGGGTCGATAGTAGCGTTCTTTTGGTGGCGCTTGAAAGCAGCCATACGCGCAATCGTTTTGTATGAGAGTTTTTCGTTGCTAGCCAATTGGTTTGCACGAGTCCACCCCACAGAGGTCATTCCTTTGACTTCGCTACCGTATTTCTTTTTCCAAGCCAACACTTTCTTAGCGTTGTTAGAAGCAGATTCAGGATAGTCATTGTATGTAGCCATTAGTGTTTCGCTCTTTTAGTGATATACAAAATTAATCTATTAGTGCTTCGATAGTTAGGTAAGCAAAGTCACCGTACACTTTTCCCTTAGCACTCTTCACGTATATGTCATTGTTAGTCACCATTGGCGCTGTCAATGTCTGCATAAAGAAGTCTAGGTCAGATAGGTTAGACGTAGGTACAACCATATCAAACTCTACGACAGGAAGGTTAGCCGTTTTAAGCCCTTCTCCCGCACTATAAAGTTCATAATAGTCCGTAGTGACACCGTCCTCGTCTTCGGCTCTTAAATCGAATCCTGAGGGGCTTACGTGAGTCATCTCTCCGTTAAATACAAACAGCGCGTCTGAGCCGCTTAGTTCGCTAAAGCCTATATTACCTCTTGAGTATATTCTTTCCGTCTCCGTCTTCATAGCTCCACTGAACGTATCGTCGGGGTTGAAAGCAATCATAGGGTGCAGTAACCACGTGTTGTAGTTAGGTGCTTTAATGTAACCGAATCTAAACCCTGCTTTGTCATTCTGAGAGAATATGTTCTTGGCTAGTCCTAGCTGCTCCTCGCTAAATGCTCCTGATAATAAGTTCTGTGGGCGCTCTACAGATTCCTCACCACATAGAGACTTATAGAATACGGCAGAGTCTAGCTTTATCTCTAGGTCTTCTATACCCTCTGAGTTTATCTCCTGAGTTGTAGAGCCTGTAGTTACCCCATCGTTATCTTCGTCGTCAAAGTATCTGTCATAGTCCTCGTTAGATAGTGTAAGATTCTTAATCCTACTACCGCCTCTAGAAACCTTGAAAGACGCAACGTCGTTAATCATAGTAGAAACGTCCTGAGTTCCTGAGCGCATAATATGCAGCGGGTCTACTCTAAGTATGTTTGTAGAGTTGACGGTATCGTAGTCATAGTAAAGACCACAGTTAAACCTCTTGGTTATCCTTAGTAAGACATCGTATATGCTATCCTCAGTAGTCTGTGCTATAGAGTCTTGTATAACAATCTTGTCGTCCTGTTGGTGAGGAAGGAAGTCTTCGTTAGCCAATAGTGTTATAGCTAGCTCCTGAGCTTCGTTTATGGTAGATATTCTAGTTATCAGCTTTTTTAAATCAAAGAAGTCGTAGTTGACCCAAGCAGGTGTTCCTATCCCCGCAGTTACAGTTCTGTTAGTATTTGTTATAGGGTCTAAGTATGACACGTTACCGAACTCCTCGAAAACTTTAGCCTGCAACACGCCGCTAACAGGTTCAAGGAAGTAGTTGGTAGAGTATCTAGAGCCGCCGTTAACGAACACGTCAACATCTGTAGGGAAGTAAACATCTACGTCTGCAAACGTCAGTCTATCCACAGGAGTTATACTAGGGTCAGGCCAAGCGTAAACAGAATCAGGGCTTTGTCCTATCTCACTCTCAAAGTAGTCGGATAACACATATGCAGTTCCGTCGTCCACGATGTGCTTGTTAGAGCCTCTATCGTAGCTTACTCCATCAGGTCTTAGTCTTAAGTCGTCTCCGTTTGCGTCTTGCAATGCAACGCGCTTAATCATCATACCGTCCTCGTAGATACCAACGTTAAATGAGAACTCCATAGTGGTAAGACTGTTGTCAGAGCGAACATCTACAACCATACCATCTTCTTTCACTACAGGAATCTCTAGCTCTAGTCCTGATATTTCCACAGGTAAAGTAGGGTTACCGTTTAGTCTAACATTAGAGTTGTATGATACTTTAGGACAGAACCAACCTCTGATAGAATCGTTAGTGTTATCAGGGTACGATGTCATTTGTTTCTTGACACCAAACTCTCTCTGTTCGTATGAAGTAGAGCTTACACCACCTGCGTTTCCGTGTATTTCCATATTACCCCAATAAGAGGTTCTAAACCACTTCTCTGTTCTGCTTGTACTGTTTCCTGAGTTAAACTTGTAGCTAACCTCAGAACCCTCTAGGTATTCCAATGAGGTGTTAGTTCCTACCCAAGCCAATGCTTGGTTCAAGGTAAACGTACGTGTGTTCACAGACTGCTTCGCTAGCAAGTGCGAGGAGTTAGTAAACCTCAGCTTCTCAGGGTGGAAGTCTGCGTCGTGTGGGTTGCCGTCGAACTCACCTATACCGAATAGCTTAGAATCCACTCTTACAGGGAATGCTGACGTGCTTAGGTAGTCGCCTACGTACTCTAGGAATTTGTTTACAGAGAATGCAGGTATAAGCCCACATCTCTTTATGCCTGTTCCGTATTCTAGGAACTGACGCTGAGGGTAGCCATACTTCTCTAGGTCGTTATTCATATCCACATAAGGGAACACGATAGCAGCATCAGAGTCGGGCTGTACGCCTACCTGACCTAGCTGACCGAATATAAAAGCGTTTGTCTCAGTGTAGTTAACAAACTTCTTAAGTGTAAGGCTAGTATCTGTATACTTAGGTTGGTCGTACAACTCAGCCATATTAACCTCTTTAATCTTAGCTAGGTAATAAGCCAATTGGTCTTTCAGGTCTATGTCTATATAAGACTCCGCACTATTATACTCGATATTAGACACTGTAAGGATTCCTGTAAGCGTACTTACTGACCCTCCGAATATACTAAGCTCAAAAAAGAAATCGTCTGTAGGGAACTGCAATGAGTCAGAACTGAACGGGTTGTAGTTCATTCTGTTAGCAGACATATTGTCTGTTGTCAAAGGCAGCTTCATAGACGTGCTAAACGGCAACTTAATCTTATCTAAAGACAAGCTGTCGTAGAAGTCAACCTCGTAGTTCAACTGTTGGTCAGGGAACAGGTCTAATGCGTAGAAGTCCGTCCCGTTTCTACTAATACTTAATGCGAAATCTAACATATTATTTTTTAGCTACTTTAAACTCAAATGAAGTTACGTACTTGTCGTTGATACTGTTTAAGCTATCTGTTGTTGGAGACACTGAGTAAACGTATCCCTTACAGCTATCTATAAACACGATACTGCTGTCAGCAACAGAGGTGACCCCTGTGTGGAATAACAGCGTTGATATATCAGCCATTCTACCCTTGCGAGTAGGAGTCTTTATTGTGTAGTCTACATTTGAGTAGTAGGGTATGTGAGCGTTGCTGTAAGTAGCGTTGCTAATCTCAGACTGCAAAGTGAATGTAGCACACTCCATAAGGTCGCTGCCTTCATAGGCGTACATAGTGCCCCCTGAGATGACTTCTCCTGTATAAACTCGTGCGTCGTAGTATACTTTGTCCACATCACCATTGTAAGTCCCGTAGAGGCCTTTAATTTGCCCGCCAACGTTCCATTCTATACGTACAGGTGTTCCGTTTGTATATACACCTATACCCGTGACTGTGCTATCGACGTCTAGCTCACCTGCTGTGGTGAACTGACAGCCGAACTGTACACTGTTGCCGTAGCCTTTTCTAAACTTGTAGTCCATATTATACTCTATCGTTATTGTTACGTATACTTCTTTCTCTGCTATCTGTGCGTAAGTCTGCGCTAGAAACAAATGCTCTAGTTGGCTTCTTAGACTCTTTAGCTATATCTGAGTTGCTTTGAGCTATGACTCTTAGGTACTCTTCAGCGTTGTTCTGAGACTGCTGTCCTATAACCTCACCACCCTGTGCGAACTTCTGAGTTCCTACAACAGCGGCTGTTCTGCCTGAATTGTTAATACGGTCTAGCAGCTCCTTGTGCATAGAAGCGCTACGCTTGTTAATGATATACTCACCACCTTCCATCTCGTAACCACCTCTGCCTTGAACAGTGAACGGAACGCCGCCTTCTGCGTGACTAGGGCCTGATACCATACCACCGTCCTCGAACTTCTGAGGGAAGAACTGACGTGTGTTGATAGCCGCTACACGTGCCGCTGTACCTGCTCCAATAGAAGCCACAAGCAATGCTGCTTTTATAGCCCCTGATATCGGGTCACCACCTGAGTTGGCGAATGCCTGAACAGTAGCGATAGCTGCGTTTTCAAAACCTTCGGCAACAGCCGTCTGTCTGTCTTGCTTCTTCTCGTTTTCAAAGATAGCCTTGTTGATAGCATTCTCCTCAGCTAACTGCGCTCTCTGAAGCTCTTGAACCTTTATTCTGTATTGAGACTCTGTTAGGAGTTGGTTATCTAAGGAAGACTTTAGTATATCCTCTTCTATCTCGTAACGTCTCTTTATAGCGTCAAGCTCCGCTTTTAATGCGTTCTCCTGATTATCGAACTTCTCATCTTGGAAGTCGTCGTATATATCGCCTAGCTCCTTGAAGGTATTGGTAAGTGCTTTAGCTAATGCCTTCTTAAGCTCTTCACCAAATAACCTGTCAGCCTCTTCCTGCGTGTCAGCTACAAAGCTCTCAGGGTTGATTCCTAGTAACGTTGCTAGTATACCGCCGTCAGCGTCGAACTTCTCACCGTTAAACTCAATGTTATCTACAGACTGCTTTATAATCTCAGCAGCTTCTCCTGTAAGCTCGCCTGTTGTTATAAGCTCCTGTACGAATAACTGTAGTATTCTTTTTTGCTCTTCAGCAAAGTCGCTAACTCTAGCGTTTCTTTCGTCTACGTTTATAACACCTTCTTTAAGCAACTTATCTTGCTCTTTAGTGTAGTCGTTAACATCTTTCTGAAGCCCGCTTATCGCGTCAGATACCTGACCTATAGCAGCAGGAGCTTTATCCCCTAGCAACTCCCATTGCTGAGTCAAGTTCTTTACAGCCTCTATGTTTGTAGCCGCGTCTTGACCGTCAGCCAACTCACGTAGCTCCGCTGCAAACTTGTTGTTGATATCAGAGCGCTCAGAAGAAAACTTCAATTCAAAGTCTCTTCTCTCTTGCTCGGTGTTTACCAATAACTCCTCTAGAGCTTCCTTCTCTTTTAGTGCGGCTAGCTCTTCTTTTCTAGCTCTCTTAATACGGTCTACCTCTAGCCTGAACGCCTTGTCTTTACCCGACTGTAACGCTAGTTCATCGTTAGCCAAGTCTGCAACAGCCTTTCGCTGTCTTTCTAATTCGTCTGTTTCAGCAGCTTTCTCAAACGCAGCAGCGCGTGTTCTGATAGCCCTGTCTCTAAGTATTGTATTAGTAGGGTCTTTCTCGTAAGCAGCTAACGCTTTCTCGTAAGTCTTAAGGAATTTTGCCTCTACCTTTTGTGCAACATCTATCTGTTTGCCCAAGTCTTCGATAAACTCAAGTTGCTTCTTAGAATCTAGATTACCTGCTAGTGCGTCCTTTCTGAACTTAGCAGCTTGGTCTGTCACCTTCTTAATGTTCTCCTGCTCCTTAGCTACGTTGTCAGCTTGACCCTGAGCTAGCTTTTCGGACTCTGCAAACGCTTCCTTGTTTATGGTTGTAAGGTCATTCAATAAATCTATATAATTTCTACCATTGCCGAATTTACCACCTGTTCTAAGGAAGTCTAAGAAATCACCATCAAACAAGCCTCTCGCAACTTGGTCGTTAAACTTCTCTTTAGCCTTAGCATACCTATCAGGATTGAGTACCTCTAGTAGCTTTAATTGGTAGTCCTCTATAGATTGGTCGTTAATCTTGAGTTCTAAAGCGTCTTCTGAAACACCGTCTAGCGCATCTGCTAGCCCTGCAAAAGCGTCTGTAGCTTCCGCACCTTTTTCTTTTAGGTTCTTGTACAACTCAGCGGTTCTACCTGCTTCTCTATTAATTAGTTTAAGAGCGACTATAAATAAGTTACTCTTTGCTATGCTTTCACCTATAGATATAAGTAAGTTGTTCCACGCTGAGGTTAGCTGTTGTGTAACCCCTTGGGCACTACCCATTTGCTGTATGGTAGCTCCTAGTATAGCGTTATTGTCATTAAGTTCGCCTGTTAGCTCCTTTACACGTTGTCTGTTCTGAACCAATAGAAGACCCGCAGCAGCAGCACGCTTACCAAACAACTTGATAGCGTCTCCCGCACTAAGACCTTTTTCAGCTAGGTCGTCTATAAACTCAGTGTAAGTCTGACCCGACTTAACAGCAGCTATAAGAACGTTACGGAATCCCGTACCTGCCTTAGAAGCCTTAAGACCGTTATCGGCAAGCACAGCTAGGTTAGCCGCAGTCTCCTCAACTGTAAGCCCGCTAAGTGCAGCCTGAGTACCTACATACTGAAAACCTGTCGCTAAACTGTTTAGGTTCAGTGCTGAGGTAGTTGTAGATTTAAGTATAGTGTTAGCTAAGTCTACGGACGCTAGTGTCGTTAGTCCGAATTGATTCGTTATACCCTTGAATACGGTTGCTACTTCAGAGCCTGACTCACCTAATGCCTGAGACAACTGAGCTAATGGTAGTGTGAGTTTCTCTATATCCTCACTAGACGTTCCTAGTTTAGCGAGAGACTTCTGTAGGCCGACAACCTCAACAGCGGTAAGTTTAGTAAACCCTGCTGTAGCCTTCGCTATCTTCCCTAGATTCTCTAACTCTGCTCCACTCTTTCCTGTTACAGCACCTAAGTCACCTAACGCACCGTCAAACTTTATAGCCTCTTTAGTAGATGTTACAAACGCTGTAGTAAGTGCTTGTATACCTAACTGAATAAGTTTAGTAGCAATAAGGTATTTAGCTAACGTACCGATACGAGTACCTAGAGCGCCTGTCAGCTTACTCATTACCCCTACCTTCTTCTTATCCTGAACGGTAGAGGCTTTCTGAGCTGTGGTGGCCTTCTTAGTAGCCGTTTCCATCTTCTTGATAGTAGCGGTGTGGTTCTTGTTGTTTTTAGACAACTTACCCTTAGCGGTGG